CTTTCTTTTCTTTCTCGGTTCTCTGTGGATGGCCTTTGGGAAGTAGATCAAGATCAGTGTTGTATGCTTTCTTTCTTTCACCTGTTCCGACCAACTTAAGGAAAGCTTTGACACGAGCAAGACCCCACTGAGTTCTGTTCATGCCTGGTCGATGGCTCACAGAAAAAGCTCCGGCTCCTCTTCTGAAGACTGCCTTTAATGTACCCATATCCACTTTCTTGGATTTGGCATTATAGCGATCATTGTGCTTGTCTCTCATGTTCTCAAGACTTTTGACAGCTTGGTCACTTATCTTGATTCCACCTCTTGATCCGCTTGCACTACCTTTGGGATTCTTGGAGCTACCTGTTTTTTGATCTTTTTTTGGCGCAGGTGTTTGAGCTTGTGTTCTCTTCTTAGCCATTCTTTCGCCTCCGCTTGATCAATTGCTCTGTGAGTGCTGCCATGGCACCACCGCCTTTAACTGAGCTTGTTCTCTCAAGTGCCGAGCGTTGAGCATCTTCAGGCAAGTCACCTGCTCCAAGACGTTCTCTGATTGCTCTTTCAAGTTCATCGTCCGGAGTGAGTAGACCCGACTGAACAAGACCAGGTAACATGCCGAGCGATTCCGCTAAGTCATCAGTGTCAAGACCTGTATGAGTAAGCTTTGGAAGTTTGGAAGGATCAACAAGACCATAGTTCCAACGGATTAAACGTCCGATCGTTCCACCGCCTCGCCTATCAACTCCACTGACTTGATTAGCTACAACATCACAAAGATTGATGGCTGATCTTCTGAAGACAGATAGATGAATCTCACCGACTGATCTTGATCCAGTTTCAGTATTACCCAAGTCAGCGAACTGTGTTAAGAAAGCAGAAGCAATTTGAGAATCACATAGCTTAACTATATCAATCGGACCTTGGGAATATAGATAAGGGGAAGTCTCATAAGATGAGAAGCTGACAGCACTATTCTCTACAAGATAAGATTGCTCGGAGGCTAAGAAGCTTTGAGCTTGCGCTTCAGCATCATCAATCATCGCATCAATGTCGCCATCACTTAAGCCCATCGCTTCAGCTTGAGAACGATCAACAGAGACTTTCGGAGTCGGTATCGCCCAACGATCAAGACCAACACACATTAGATTTGATGTACGTTGCTTAGTTCGCCACCACCACCAAACAGGGCGCAACATTCCAACACCCTCAAAGTTCGAGCCTGTCTTGTTTAGCGTCAACAATAAAAGCTTGTTAGCCGGTATAGGCTCAGGAACATAAGTAGTCCCAACTGTATTTTGAAGAACTCCATCAAGATGTTGACTGTCTCTTGATAACCATCGGTTGTGAGCACTTGGCTCTCTGTCAGCATAATGATCAAGCCATACTCTGACTCGACCTTGACTATCCGGTCCAACTCGATAGATCTCTTCAGCGTACCGATACCCCAATGGGACGAACTCGAATAAATAAGCAAGTTGATCTTCCCAAGAGACTGTCATCTGACCTGCAAAGCCATCGAAGCCATAACATTCATTAGCGAATCGAGCTAGCTCATCAGCTACAGGATCATTCTCGATTCCTGGCTCAAAGCGCCAAGTCGCACTCAATAGAGTTTGTCGGAGCATATGCCAAGAGCGTCTCACGATTGGATCCGTCCTTACCATCTCTTCTGCTTCTTGTACCCAATTAAGTCCAGTGAGTTGAGAGTTTTGCTCTTTGCCCGTTATAACTCCACCGCTTAACTGTGTGCCTGTTATGCCTTTGGTGACAAAGCGTGGTGTAAGAGCTCTCATATGCTTTACAGAGCGTTCATTTGTTTTTTCTTTGCTCATCAGCGCCCCTTGGTTTTTTGGTGCTTACAAACAATATAAACACTGAACATCTATTTATCAATAAAAGCTTGTTCAGTATAAAATCAAGTGTTTTCTCTACATAGAAAAAAAGGCCACCGCCTTAGTAAGTGACCTTTATTTCTGATTGCAGTTTTTTGAACCTGCAAATCTCTTATAAATTGGTGAGTTTAAAACTTCAATTATTTTATTTCATATTCCCAAAATGACGAAAAGCCACCGACGGCAATCAGTAGCTTTTCAATAGTTTATTAGGTGCAGCTAATAAACTTAATTCTCAAATCGGAAGTCATGTCAGTGATTTGAAATATGAGTAAGAAATCAATAAGACAATTATCAATTTAAATCAACTACTTTTTAGGAATCCACTGTTCAACATTTGGATCAAGGATGACTTGATCAACTGATCTTGTCTTAATTGGTTTCTGTCCACTGAACAAAGAAAGCTTGTCAATAACAGCTCCTTGAAGCTCCATGAGTTGGTCGGTCTTCAATTGCATTTGGATTTGTGCATCCCTAAGTCGAGCGATCAAAGCCTCTCTGTCTGCATTTGCTGAGGCCAACTTGTCTTTAAGTTCTTCTACTTCGGAGGGATCACGACCGGAGGCAATAGCAACCATTGAAGATATGGATCCAGTGATAACGCCAAGTATACCAACAAGGACATCTCGGTTCTCGTCAACGATCTTCACATAAGTCAGGAATAAGATCAGGACAACTATTAAGACCAAGAACATGACAGAGAACCACCAACCACGACGAGCCTTGACATCTTTGGAAAACTCTTTGGCCTCTTGCCTATCTTCAACAGCGTTCAAAAGACACCTCCTAAAAACATAGCTATGAAGTCAACTATATAATCAACCCAATGGAACAAGTCATCAAGCTCATTCATCCTCCGAGCATATGGATTGATCACGATAGGAATAAGAGTTGAGATCATATAAAAGATCATTATCAAGCAATAACGAACCAAGAACCAAACAATCCATTCTTTCAATTTTCGATCTCTTATTCTGCTCTTGATCTTACCTGGTCCACCTATACGCTTTACTTTGTTTCCACTTGGTGGAGGTTGCAAGGATTCAATGGTTGAACCAACGGCATAAATGATTTGAGTCTCCTTGACTCCTTTGAATCTGTATTCACCAACACAAGCATATCTAGTTCCTCTTGGTGTGAAACTATTAGTTCGTCCTTGGATAGCTTTCATGGCTTCAAGAGTAAGCAGCACTTGACCGGCTTGACAGATTGACATTGTCCGAGCTGAGATGTTCTTGGCCACTCCCTCAAGCTCGACAGACTTAGCTCCAGTCATGGTGTAGATCTCAGCTTGCTTAACTTCAACTATCTTCCCCCAATGAATCCCAATACGACAACCAAGTCTTGTCTTCGGTGGGATTGTCTCTTGATAAGTAAGAGCGAAGTTGACCGCATCTATTGGTCGCTCAAAGCTCAGGAGGAATCCATCAGAACGATCTATCTCTCGACCATTGAAACGGTAGACTAAAGATCGAGCAAGTCTATCATGGTATTGAAGCCATTGAGCTGACTTCATAGCGCCAACCGATTGGACAAACTGAGTTGAGCCTATAAGATCAAGAAGAACGATGGCCAATTTAGTTTCAATAAACTCCATTAAAAACTCCTTGTCTTTGAGCCTCCGACATTTACTTTTCTACTTTTACCACTTGCTGATCGTCTTGGCTTGTATTGTTTATCGAGTGCACTTTCATTCCAATTGAATGTTATGCAGTCATATCTCAAAGCATCGAGAGGATCCTCTCGACCATCCTTTTTGGGCTGCTCCTTGTTATCCCAAGCATAAGACAGAATCGCTTTCCTTATACTGTTTCCACTTGCTCGCTCTCCCTTGTCCCAAACTTCCTTGGTGACTAGATAACGTTTAGAGTTTAATGCTCGTTTAAGTCTTTGAACTCCATTTAGTATGTCAACTTTTATAGGGTCTGTGGTGTGCCTCAATGGAACTCCAAGTCCTCTTGGTGGTAATTGTCTCATTACTCGGAAAGCGCTTTGACCTGTTTGATCATTCCTTGCTTTCCCTGCCTTGTCAGCCACTCCAGTATCTAACCATATCCGAGGACCAGGGGCTTGATCTTTTAATGACCTTGGCCAAGCGATGGCAAGTATTAAAGTGGTGAGCTGTTGAGTTGTAACTTCCTTTGGATTGATCTCATGACAGATGACCGAAGCTTGAAGCTCATCATCATACGCAATGATTAACACACTTGGTTTCCTGAAGCCCCAATCGATGGCGATACGACCTGTCATGGTTTCTTTATACTGCCAATCTTTGACGACATGGCTAGCCTCGGTGAACTCAGAATATATCAAGCCGGTTGGAGGCTTTGGCTTATTCATGATCATCGCTTCTCGCTCGTCGGGAGGGAGCATCTTGGTAGCTTCAAACCATTCATCAGCGAGATTGTCTTGGTTGACATATGAACTAAAAAACAAAGGTGTGAGTCCTTGATTCTCTGCCATGTTGACCCACCAAGCATCAACGACAGGCAAGCCAACTAAGATCAAGATTGGGCTTGGTCCTGCTCTTAAACGACCTAGAGCTTTATGAGCTACCTCTTGAGTCAAGGTCTGACATTCA